GAGCCTGGCGAGACTGCCAAATGTCGATCGAAATCATAAGTGCAGCTTCTTGGATTGCCGGGACTGTGGCTGGATCAAGTGCAGTTCCAGCGTTTACTGAGCCATAAGGGTTTAAGTAATGCTTAGGCTGAACTACGCCATTGTTGATGTTGTAACCGATCGTGTGATCGCCTACTTCTGTAAGTGTCTTGCTGCCGTTGAGATGTGACTCATTGTTGTTTACGACGACTGTCTGTCCGACATAAAAAATGTCTTTGATATTTTCTGCAAAATAAAGTTTCGCAGTTGTGGCAGTTGATTCATGTGCGATGTTGAAGAATGTGTTATTCCAGATGAAAGGAAGCAGGACGTTATCTGCAGCGTCGCAGACTTGCTGCAAGACTGCATCAGTATAGAGAGTGCCAACGCCGAGGGCGGTGCGAAGCTCTGCAACTGTTGTGAGTGCCATGCTAATCCTTTCTAAAGACTGGCGGCGGAGAAGGGCACTCCGCCGCCAGCGACTTAGGGTTGGCTTACGCCTTGTTGTTCTTAAATGCGCCTGCTGCGACCTTTGTAGCGATTGCGCCAAAGCCGTAGTAGCCGATTGTTACCTGTCCTGCTGCAGTTGATTCTGCGCGTAGGCGGTATGTTGGTGACTCGTACCATGTGTACGCATCTGGGTTTACGATAAGGATTGTTCCATCTCCATCGCCAGCGTTAGTTGGATCAACGTAAAGGTTAAGTCCAGCAACGTTACCTGTGAGTGAAGTTGGAGCAACTGCTCCGCCTGCGTTCATTGGTTGTGAAGCGGTGTAGATTGGACGGCCTGCATCGTTAAGTGACATGATGTTAGACCATTGTCCTGTTGATACGACCATGTTGCGAGCGAATGGATTTGGAAGGCCTGCAGTTGCACCATATACAGATGCTGAACCGCGAGCGACAATTCCAAGGAGTTCTGCTGCAGTTGGGTATGTGACTGTTGTTGTCGCATCTGCAGTTGCACCTGAAATAAGTGCAGCGTTTACTGCTGCGTTAGTTGTCTTTGCATAAGCTGCTGCCATGTTGCGGACAAGCTCATCAAAGAATGCTGGTGATGTACGATCGAGCAACTCGACAGAGAATGTTTGCTGACCAGCGTACTTCTTTACTGATACTGACAAGAATGCAGCATTCTGATCTGTGTCAGAGAATGCTGCATCTTCTGCAGTCTCTGCAACTGTTGGCATCTGTGTGATCTTTGGGATCTCGAATGTCATACCGGCATCTGGAAGCACTCCGCGTGAGATTGCATCGATAGATGGACGGATTGTTGTTCCGAGTGGGTTGATGATTTCTGACAATTGACGTGTTGGCACAAGACCAGCGTTGTCTGTTGTGTTGTCTGCTGCTGCGATGTACTGACGAGCTGACTCATCTCCGAGCGCTGCACGGATTGTGTTCTCAGCGTACTTTGCTGCAGTTACTTCAATGCGTGGCTTTGTGTAAGCCATTGCAGTTACAGTTGGGCGAGCAGCCTCAACTGCCGCAGCCTCAACTGTTGGTGTTGCTTCGACGGCTGAAGTGGTTTCTTCCACGGTGGCTATCTCGCTTTCTGTTGGTAGGGTTTCTTCAACGGCTTCATCTTCAGAGGCCGCGATATCGGTTACGGCTGCAGACTTGAAGGCTGCTGCCTGAACCAAACTTACTTCGAGCAGGTCAGCACTCGATACATACAGAACGCCATTCTTAGGCTTTGCTGCATTGACCATAACTCCGACTGAAAGACCAGTGCGGAGTTCTTCTGAGGCTTCGATGAGAGCATCTGTGCCACGGGAAGACTTAGAAATCTTGAAAGATGCAAAGATTCCGTCTTCTGTTTCGTTAAAGAATTGAGCGCGGCCGATTGGCTGCTTTGGATCATGCTCCAGAAGGAGCTTCACTTTAGATGAGTCAGCGATATTAATCGCACCACGCTCAAAGACAACTGCCCCGGCGGAGGTATTTCCAACCTCGCCATTGAATGGCACGATCTTGCCAGAGATAGTGCGCGCTGCGCTATCTGCAGTAAGTTCTGCCGAGAATGTAAGCATCTCGCTCATATCATTCCTTCGCTTCCGTTAGGTGTTAGGTCTGTCATCTCCATGGCTTGTTCCTGGGTGATCAATTGGAGATCAAGGAGTTCACGGATGACTGCTAGTTCTTGCAATGGGTCTGTGCGCAGATAATTCTTATCAATGTCGAACTTGACAATGTTGCCACGAGCGGTGATGTCATCCATAGATAGACGATCTTCGATGGCTGAGATAAATGGTTGCAAAGATAGTGTAAGGAACTGGCGACGCTCATCGGTTACGTTGGCGTAAGTCATCGTTGTGTTCTGATCTGCTGAGACGTAGTAAGGAGGAACATTGCAGAGACGAGCGATCTCAGTAGCAAGATTCTGGATTGCCTCGTTGTACATCATGTCTTTAGGGCTGAAGCCGACTGTCTCATAATTTAGAGTGGAAGTAAGATAAGCCGTTGAACGATTTTGACGAGCGTTCTTGAATGCTGCAAGTAATCCCTGGACTTCTGCTGGAGGTAGGTCTGCGCCTGTGTTCTTAAGATAACCAGTAGGCATTGGAGTCGCTGCTGCAATTACTGAAGCCTTCTGAATGTCAAGAGCTGCGCGAATCGTCGATGTTCCAGTATTAAGAATGCCATCGCTTAATGATTGGAATGTGATTAGTGATCCAAGTCCGTCCATCGGTACTGTCGTACCATCGATGGCGTAAGACTTTACGAATACGTTATCGCGATCAAGTGTTGCAGTTACTCGACTGTTAGCGATCCACTCAAAACGTGATGGACGGCCGTCTTCCTGGTAAGTCTCGACAACTTGCCAGAATGCCTGTCCGTAAAATAGAAGTGAATCAACTGTGTAAGCGATAGTGACAGAACGTGGCTGATGGTACGAAGGTTGTTCTAGCCAAAGTGGCTTGCCTAATTCTTCACCAGTTGATTTCTTGTAAAGCTCTAACGGAATCGTACCGATTGTGCCAGCAAGTAGGTTACGGCATCGAGCTAGTGCCGGGACTCCCATTGCTTCTGTGCGTCCGACATAAGCAAATTGGAATGGCATCGCATAAGGAGAATACTCACCCAAGACCTGAGGTGCATACTGCGCTTCAATATTAGACTTTGACGCTGCACCTGTAAGGCGCGAAAGGATACCCATAGATGGCAATTATACACTACATATAGTTTATTCTGTGTAAATAGCCGCTACCTGTTGTGGTTTTAATAGCATTGACACGACCATCGCCAAAGAGATCGGTGCAGAGACATCGCCTGCGCTTTTGCGTTTAACAATACGCCAGGATGAGTCATTCGTCTTAGCTGCGCAGTTGTTCATCTGCTTAATCAATTCCTCTTGGCCATTATGGACTACTCGACCATTGACTAGACCATCGAGGAGATCAGAACAAGCCTGATAAAACTGCTGACCTGATACGTCCTGGGTTATCTGACCAGCATTGGCCAGGCGCTCCGCGATCGATTGCGTCGTGTACTTGTCGTAGCAGATCATCTTAGGACGATATTGATCAGCCCATCCTTTGATCTCTGCCGCGATCTTGAGGTCATCTACCGAGACTTGACTTTCCCACGTCTGGAGAATCCCGACGCCGATTCTTCCGTCACCCATAATCTGACCAGCAACGAGGCTTGCATTGCGACGAGACGGAGAAACATCAAAGCCAAAGACCGTATAGCCGCCGATCGGAATCTGGAGTGTGGCATCGGAAGTTGCTTCAAGAACGCCATGAGGCCACGGACTCTGGAGAGAATCAATCCATTGACATAGAAGCTCAGTCCTAATGTCTTCAATCTTGTTAGTTGCCACTGCTTCTTCAAGTGATTCCTCCGTAATTGTGTAACCAAGAGCAGGGTTGCTCATTGCCCAAGCGTTTCGATCTGTGATCTTGCAGTATTGCGGTGCAGAGTATTCGTAGAACCCGAAAGACTTAGGAGGTGCGGATAAGGCGCGCTCTCTTAAAGTATTAAGAGTTTCTGAAAAGGCGTCCCCGGCATTCGACGTCAGCAGGGTCTGGGAATTGGCACGGGCACGCGTGGTTGGAATTGCCGCCGTGTACCCGTCTTTACTGATCTCGCGTACCTCATCGATCCATAAATAGTCGCACGTCCTGCCGCGACTCGAATCCCTCGTATCGCTGACCAGATCAAGTGTTGCTCCGTTTAGCAGTTCGATGCGCTCTCCGCCGTTGGCATAGCGAATTGCTTTAGTTGCAGCCTTAAGGTGAGGTGCGTTCTCGATGATCCAGGCGATCTCACGAAAGGTCATAAGTGCAGTCGCTCGGTTAGAGCTCATGATCAGATGCTTCGTCTCGCCTCCATAGAAGAGACCCCAGATCACGCGCATACGGCCTAAATGGCTCTTGCCATTCTGGCGCGCTATGAGAAGTAATGAAGTTTTGCGAATGTACATGCCTTTAGCATCCACACGCATCATGTCGTCCAGAACCCACTTCTGCCACGGCAATAATGGCATCCCAAGTTCGTCGGCCATCTTGGCAATCTCATCTGAGCGTGTTTTGCCTTTGAGAAGTGGACTGTGAAGCCTTGCCTTGGTTGCCCCTCGTAGCGCTTGTTTACGAGCTGCCACTAGTCACCATCGATCGGGACTGGTCGGGCAGTAAATGGACTGTCCTGGTGAACTTCGGACTGCATCGGGTAGATATTGCCAGAAAA